GGTCGCAACAGCAACACAGGCGCATAGCTGCACAGGGCCACAGGCACCTGTGGTGGCAAATCCGGTAGATCCGAGCACCCCCGAGCCATCGGACCAGCATTGGTTAAAGATGGCTGAGGTCGCGTTGACCAGGAAACATTTCATCCAACCAAAAACGGTCGCTTGGCTGACCGGGGTGTTGCAGTTGACAGTATCGAGCCAGATGCCATTCCCTGGTCGTGTGAGGTCGGTTGGCGTGCCCGGTGAATTGGCTGTGAGATAGGGCCAGAAATGTGCGCCCTGAATTCTTGTGGTGTCGCCGAAATGTGCCAGATAGATGCAGTTGTTACAGTCACCGTGAATGTTGCGCAGCATATGGCGGTCCCCATTGGGGTCGCCAGACGCATAGATGCCATAGTTGAAGCCCAGCACCTGGACGCTATCAAGCAGGCAGTTGTCGGCCGACAGCGTAATCCCGGTGCCAGCGCTCGCCATACCTGTCACGAGCGATGCTGCCGCTGCGTTCGTGGTTGGGTTGCCGCGCGGCAGGCTATCCGCAATCACCATGATGTTGCGGAGGATGTTGCTCTTGCCAAGCGTGATGCCCGAGGTGCCCAGGATCAGCTTCGATCCGCCGACCTGAAAATACGATACCGACCCGGTGTATTGCTGCGAGGTCGGTGTGAAGTCACCGTAAACCTCGACACTGGCTGGAACCGTCAAGGCGCCAACGGCGCGGAAACTACCGGGGATGTAGAGCCGCCCGCCGCCCTCGGTGCCGAGTTGGTTGAACGCCGCCTGGAGTGCTGCGGTGTCGTCCGTGGTGCCGTCGCCCTTGGCGCCCCAGTCGTAGGGCGTCCTGAGATCATGGAAGCGGTCCTGCAACGCGCGCGAGGCGGTGCTGCCGGCGGCGGTGACGTTGCCGGCAAGCGCGCCGTTGACCGTGAGGTTGCCGGTAACCGTGCCGCCGGCCAGCGGCAGGAACAGCGCCCCCGCACCCGACGTGCCGAGCGCCAGATCCAGCGTGTCGGCGTTCTGGTTGAGGTGGTTGCCCCACTGCTCGGCGTCGGCGTCGTAGACTGGTTTATACAATCTCAAATTTGGCGTTTGAGTGTAGTCCGATCCACTCATGACACGGCCCTCTTGCGAGCGCGATACTCACGGGCTCTGCGTTTGTCGCATGCGCGGCACTTTCGCCCATCCGACGTGAGGAGTGTATTTGCCTCGGTGAAGGGATGGCCCCACTTGCATTCCGTCTTGGCTGCGCTGAAAAAGCCGCCGCCACTCCCGCGACCCTTGGCCGTCATATCCTGCATGTTGTCTAGGGACGTGCCTAGAAATAGATGGTCGATGTTGACGCAAGCCGGCACATCGCAACGGTGGAGGACGCGCATGCCATCGGGTATGGAACCGTTGGACTCCTCCCATACCATGCGGTGGACGTAGACATTCTTACCACTACGGACGATGATCCCGTAGCCGTATCCGGCAATGGCCCCCTCCCACAGCAGACAGCCACTGTTAGGCTCGGGGATTACACGGTCTTGCCAGGGGACTACTGAACGCATCGACGATGATAACACATTGCGCTCGCAGAGTGTAGAAATCAGCCGCAGGTTGGGCGTCTGGGTGTAGTCGGTGCCGCTCATGCTGTGCTGCTATCAGTGATGAGGCCATAGGCGGCCAGGGCGGTGAGTAGCGACGCCAGTGCGGTGTTGCCGCCTTTGGCTCCGGTCACGGTCGGCTTAGTGGGCGGCGCAGCGCCGTTAAACCCAATGGCGTTTGCCCAGGTGCTGCCGTTCAGTCCGATGACTCCATGCAATGAGACGTTGGTTGCCCATACATCGACGCTCTGGGCTGCGGCTCCGCTGCGAGTCACGCCTAGCCAATAATTCGCCGTCGAAAATGCATCATTTGGCATCCTGAATTGTAGATTGCCGGACCCATCCGCATAGAGATCCCAGTTCTTCTGATCGGTGGCGCCTGACGTGGCTTGCAGGGCTAACTCAGCAGTCGGATTCTTGACTGTCGCTTGTGGCACCGTAAGCGGGTTGATGTTCAATTCCTGCGGTGCCGGAGTGCCATTACTGACGGTATTCCCCAGCGAGCTAACGTGGCCCTGTACCGCCGCGCTGGCATAACCGATCGCGGTCGGCACGCCGTTGAAATTGCAGCCCATGACCGACCCGAGCACGGTGCCGGCGGCAAAGTTAATGCCCACAGTTCCGACATCGAACTCTGCACCGTGGGCCAGCACCGCGCCGGCCGTGCAGTCAATGCAGTGCGCCGTATTGATAAACGAGCCACCGATCACTTCGACAACGTTGACGGTTGCGCCAGTGGCGCCGCTAGCGTTGACGATCACGCCGGTCTTGGCTGCGACGGTAAAACAACCGACCAGTTTGGCGTATGTGAAGTCGCCGGTGAATTGCCACGCCGCTACTGAGTTGGCGTTGGTGGTCGTATAATCGGCATGACACCCGATAAATACGCTATTGGAGGAGCCGGCATCCCAATACGCGGTATCATACGCATACGCGAAACAGTCAACCAATGTGGTCCAGGTGTCCGCCACGAGATGGAACGCGGTGCCGTGGCGCTGCAACGGCGCGTAATTCGTCACTGCATCCACGCCAGGGATCAATCCAGTTAGCACCGGCCAGCAGTGCAATCGGTGATACCGCGACACATCGGACGAGTTGCTTTGATAGACCGCGTTGGTGCAGTCAAACATGCAGTTATCAATGTTCAACCGGCTCGCGGTCGCCGCGTATATCCCGTAGGTAAAGCCAAGGAACCAGCAGTCGGAAATGAAGGCGTCGCTGGTGCTCGATGCAGTGATAGCGGTTCCCGCGAACTTCGCCACTAGCGCGTTCGCGTCCGCTACCGTAGCCGGCAACGTGGTGTAAAGCCCTGCCGCGATGAACAGGATATGATCGCAGTTGCCATAGGTGACCGTCGCGCCAGCCGCAAGCTTGATCTGTGAGTTGTATTGATACCAATCCTGGCCGGAACTGTAATTCGCCTGGGTTGGCCGGAACTCCCCTGTCAGCCGCACGTTATGCGGCACCGTCACGCTGCTGGCGAGATAAACCCGCATCCGACCGATGCTGACGATGCCGCCCCCGGCATTGGCCAGCGCGGCGGCATTCAGCGCTGCTTGCAGTGCCGCGCTATCATCGGTCGTGCCGTTGCCGACAACGCCATAATCAGCAGCGTTGATGGGATCGGCGAAGCGGTCCTGCACCATGCGCGGTGTGGTGCTGCCAGTGGCCAGGACCGGGTTCGCGATCGTCACGCTGTCCAGCGTGTCGGCGTTGCTATTCCAGTGCGCGCCCCAATTCCCTACATCCGCATTGAATACCGGCTTGTAGAGGCCGAGCTTGGGCGTCGTGGTATAATCACTGCCGCTCATATCACGCTGCCCTCTGGAACGGTCCGGGCAACCATTCTCCCGGCTCGCAGACGTGCTGCGAGGTGTCGAACGTGATTTCCAGCGGCACGCCGATCGACAGCGTTTCGTACGGCCCGACGCCATAGCCGCCGACGCCATAGGGCGAGCCGATGCCGGAGCCGATCGGATAGACGGCGGTGCCGGTGCCGAAGCGGCCGACGCCGAACGTGCTGGTGCCGAAGGGCCGCGGCGCGCGCTTCTGCACCACCTGGATGCCGGCCGGCGGAATGCGCGCGATGGCGTACTGGCTGACCAGCACCGTCGCGCTGGTCGGCAACAGCGTGCTGATCGAACTGCCGCCGGTCGGTGCGTCCCACAGCTCCACCAGATCGATCGCGCCCCAGGTCAGCGGCTTGGCTGCCTGCCACTGGATGGCGGCAACGTTGCAGATGGTCACGCCATCGGCGGCATACTCGAAGTGGGCGGCCTGGCGCGCATAGCCGTTGCCGGCAAGTTCGGCGCTGCTGCCGACCGGCACGAGGCCCACGAAGGCATCGAATGGAATGGTGAGAACAGCGGGCATCAGGTGGCCCTCTTGGCGTAGTTCCGCCGCCCTCTAATCCTGTTGCACTCCTTGCAACGGCGCGTGTCTTCCAACGTCCAGGCGGTGTTCTCCTCAGTGTAAGGATGCCCTTGCGGACAGTGCGTCTTGTTCCGATGGGTGCCTTCCCGATTGGAGCGACGATAGCCTTTGGCGAACATGTCCTGCATGTTGTCGCGATGCGTACCGATAAACAGGTGGTCGATGTTGGCGCATCCCTTAACATCACAGCGGTGGAGGACATGCAGTCCCTCTGGGATGGGGCCATTAACCTCCTCCCAGACTATGCGATGCAGAAGCCTTTCCTTGCGGTGCGGCTGGAAAAGCCAGCCATAGCCACCCGAAACCACAGCTCCTTCCCATAGGAGACAGCCGCTATTAGGCTCTGGTATTACGCGGTCTTGCCAAGGTGTTGGTTTCATAAGCATAGTATATATCACACCTAGAACACTACTGCCATCTCAGAACGCAGCGGTGCCCCAGACATGTCCGACTGTTGTTTCCATAAATTAGCTCTCGTTACGACTTGTTGGTATTGTGCGTCCATTTGTTGTGCACGATCATCGTCTAACCCCCAAATTGCTCCCATTTTACACAATCCGAACAAATAAACGCTATAGAGGTTCTCCAGGATCGGGTTGGTATCGGCGGGCAGCAGCAGCGGCTTGGGTCGCTGGTAGTAGCCCATCAGCACGGTCTGCGGCACCCACGCGGGATCTGGCGGATCAGGGATCAGCGGATGCGGCAGGAACTCGATGCAGTCGGCGACGATGCGATAGGCGGTGCAGGGAGCGGCCGGGTTGATCTGCCAGTAGAGGCTCGGATACACGCCGCTGAAGTACGTATACGGTGCGTTCCAGCCGCCGCCTTTGGGTGACCACTGGTCCTTGAGTTCCAGCATCGCGCCGGTGGTGTTGTCGCGGATGCTCTCCATGGTGGCGAAGTCGGATGGCAGCGCGATGTAGGGCGCATCGATCGCCTGCACCGCGGACACCACCTGGCAGCGGGCGCGGAGCGTCTCGCTGATCTCCGTCTCGACCATGAGAGTCCAGCCCGGCAGCAGCCCCAGGCAGTCGCGGCGATTGAGCCACGAGAGCACGTCGTCCTGAAGCTGCTGCAGGTTCGCCACGGCTGGCTACGCGCCGGGCGGCCGTGCAGCCTGCTGTGCCTGCCACGCGGCTATTTGCTGGGGCGTCCACTGGGTGCCGGGCGGAGGCGGCGGTGGGGTGGGTGCGGCGGCCGCTGGCGGACGTGCTGGCGGTGCTACGCCGGGCGACGAAGGCGGTGGCATGCCCTCCTGTCCGCTCACCGGCTCCTGCTGCGAGGCGATCACATGCGGCGCGGCCTCGAATGCAGCCTTGCCGGCAGCCATCGCTGCAGCGCGGGCGCCCTCGTATCCGGCCTTGAACTCCTCGGGGTAGAGGCGCGCGAGCTTCACCACGTCGATGTCGTCGAACAGCACGGGCGGGGTAAACAGATGCACCTCGCTCTCGGGCGTGACGCCTGGCGTGGGCTTCATCTGCGCGAGCGGCTTCGCGGTCGTGTCGGTGGCTGATGGCATTACAGTCTCCTCGCGTTGTCGGTACGGAACAGGCGTGCTTCGCGGCTATCGAGCCATGCATTGAACGCCTTCTCGTCCTTGGTGATGCCGAGCATCTGGAGCCGCTGCCAGATCACGTAGGGGATGCGCGCGACATGCGTAATGTCGCGCTTTACATGCGGATCGTAGATGCTCGCGATGGCTTTCGCCGACTCAACGATCGGCTTGGTGTTCTGCGACTTGACGATGTACGGGATGCCGGTGTCGGCATCCTCGAGCACCTCGGTCGAGCGCTGGGTTTCGGGATCCCAGCGCTCGTATAGCGACTTGTCGGTCACTGATTTAAATCAGCGATCCAGGCGTGCGATTTGGGGGCTGTCGGTCTTAGGCAGCCCTCAAATACGACGCCTCCCTGGCTGTTATCACCCGTCTGGGCATAATCCTGTTGTATCATGTCACGTTCTGGCAACGGTGCCAGTTCGATGTAGTCGGTGGACACCAGCAGCATCTGATGCGGTGGGCAGAAGCGGTCGGGTGCCAGTTGCAGCGTGCCGAAATCCGTGCGGAACACGTCGACGCTGCCCTGGATCGTCATGGTGTCGCGCGGTGATGCGGTGACGATGTTCTGCGCCACGATGGCGTTCGCGGTGCCGCCCTGCGACAGCGTTGCGAAGTAGAGTTTCACACTGCCTGACATGATACCGAGGTCGGGCTTGCCGCCGGCCTGCCACGCCTGCTGCATCGCGTTCTGCACATGGGCGAGATCGAGGTCGTATGCGGTGCCTGCGGTGCCGGCGTTGGAGCCGTCGCCCACCGGCATCGCACCGGTGGCGCCACGTGCGCCGTTGACGCAGTAGCACGGCAGTCCGCTCATGTGGCGCGGATCGGTGACGGTGCGCACCAGCGGGCTGGTGATGGCGAGTTCGAGGTCGCGCTTGCACTCCATGCCGCGCAGGATCATCTGGCGGTTGTACTCATCTTCGCCGCCGGCCACGTCGACCACGCGCAGGGTGTTCGACACGCCCACTGTGTGGGCGATGATCTGGCAGACGTTGTTGAGCCGCACCGGCTTGAGCACCACCTGCATGACGGCGGTGAAGCCTTCGGGCTGGAAGTTGTCGTATGCGGGGTTGAGTTCCTGGACCAGCCACTCGGTCAGGGTCTGCGAGGCACCGACACGGGCGCATGCGCTGACTAATGGTGTCTCATCCGGATCAATACGGTAAATGATATTTGCGAGGTCCTCACGTACACCAACAGCGCCAGTCTCGATGTAAGTGCCTGCGGGCGCTGAGCCCATACTTGCGAGAGCCATTGAAGCCACTCCATTGCATGCGCGCGTGCTTCAATGCACTAGCGCGCGTTGAACCGATGGGATTGGTTCGCAATGGTCAGTGACTGTCGGTCTGTTCAGCCCGTCACTCGGGACATGGCGTTGGCCACTCCGAGGCGTCTGACGACCGGCGACATCAGGCCAGCGACGGCACGAGGCGCACGGAGGGACATGAACCGGACCGACCAAGGCGCGAGCCCTGGCTGGGATAAGCGCACTCCCCCGTGCGTCGGTTGTGGCCTTACAACCTGCCCCGAAGCCGCGTCAACGGGCGGTCCCGGTAGCCGCCCAGGCTTGGACCCCTGGACGGCTCCGTCCTACCGCTGCACAGTAATGCGCACCTGGACTTTCACCAGTATGCGCACCAATATACGTGGCAGGAACTCGCGATGGGTCGTAACCATCGTTGGTTCCTCCGGAACGCCGGCAGATCATCCTGCCGGCGTTTTCTTTTACCACACTATCGGCGAGCCGCGGCGCGCTGGGCGGTGAGCAGGTTGGCGGCGTTGCGGATGTTGGGCCTTGCCTCGAACGCCTGCTCGGCGCTGGAGACGGCGGCGGCGGGTGCGGGCGGTGGTGCGGAGCCGCGCGCTGGGCGCTGCTGCTGTGGCGCGCGCGTAACTGCGCCTTCCTTCAGCGCATCGAACATCATCGCTTTCATCATAACTTTTAACTGTCTGTGATCGGACAGCCGCGCGAGTTCCTGCTTCTGAAAGCCTCCCGTATCCATTGCCCATGTGGCAATGCGTTGCTGCCACTCACCGCGCTTCTGCGGGTCGCCCCAGTCGGGGAACTCCTTGGCGAGCGCCTCGTTGCTGCGCGACACCTGCTCCGACAGCGCGCGTTCCATCGCCTGCTGCTGGAGTTGCGTGAGCGTGCCCATGCGGCCTTGCTCATCGGCTGCTGCCTCGAATGCGGCGCGTTGACGCAGGTATTCCTGCGGGTTGGTGTCGATCAGCGTGGGGTCCGGTCGCGCCACGCCCTGGAGTTGCTGCTGGACGCGGGCGAGTTCGGGCTGGATGTAGGGCAGCACGGTGGCGAGCGCTTCCTGCTGCTGCTGGAGTGCCTGACGCTCGCGTGCCAGTGCCTGGGTCTTCTGCGTGTAGTCGGTGGCGGCGGCCATGGCGCGGCGCACCTGGTCGGCGGTGAAGCGCCGCCCGTCGATCTCGATGGCGGGCGTTCCCGCGTCAGGCGCGTCCCCTGGCACCTGCGGAGCGACGCCTTCCGGCAACCCGAGCGCGCGCGCCATGGTGTCGAGCGCCGCGTCTCCGGTGGGTGCCGCGGGTGTGGCCGCTGGCGCCTCTGTGGGCGCTGCTGGGGGCGCCTGTGTGCGGTTGGGTGCTTCGACCCGTGCCGGCGCTTCAGCGCGCTGTGGCGTGCCCTGAGCGGCGCGGCGCTGCTGGTTGAGCAGGCGTCCGGCCTCGGAGATGCTGAGCCCCGGTTGATCGCGTGCCGGCGGGATCGCGCTACCATCCCTCGGCCCGGTATCGGTGCCACCGCCGCCTGGAATTACCGCGGGCGCTGGTGCCGGCGTGTTGGCCGGCGTGCTGATGCTGTCGCTCATGGGTTACTCGCTAGCCATTGCTCGTTGTCGTGAGTGCTCTTGCACCAGGATGGTGTCGATACGGTCCTGGATCTCGACGCGCAGGCTGCGGATGGCGAGCGCCAGATACCGCCCGCGCTCGCGCGTCGCGTGGTCGAAGTCGCCGATCGCGACGCTGACCGCGTGCGTCTCCAGATCGCGCAGGATGGAGGCCAGCGCTGGGTCTTCCTTCAGCCGCGCGGCGTCCGCAGCCGCGAACCGGGCCTCACGATCGGACATTACTTCGCCTTGGGCACTGGCCCGCGGCCGCCTGGCGTGGTGCGTGCGGTGCTGCTCAGGTTCGCCTGTCCGCGCGCGCCGCCGCCTCCTCCGGTGCCACCAACCGGCTTGTTCTGCCCGCCGGTGCTCTTGATCACGCCCGACTTGCCGGTGCTGCCTTTGCTCACGCCTGCCATGTCACGTCTCCCTGTTCACGGTGGTTTCGCCTGTCGCTGCGCGCGTGTCATCGCATTGCGCGCGGTGCCCTTCGCGGTGGCTTTCACAGTCCCGGATTTCAGGTCGCCGGCCTTCTGCAGCGCTGCGACCGCCATCGGCCATGCGCTTTTGGTCGCGACGCCTCGCCCTTTGATCCGATTGACCGCCTTATCGAGAAGTCCCGGCATCTGTGCCTCCTATGCTCCCGGTGCTCCAGCCACGCCCTGACCGCCGGGCTTGGGCAGCGCCGGGCCGCCAGGTCCGAACAGCGCGCTGCTCATCGCCCTATTGGCGATCTGCCCGTACGCCGTCGGCAACCCGCGCCCCTGCAGGCCCTGTTGCACGGCCATCCGGTTCGCTGGATCGACCCCGGCCGTCGCCCCCGGTATCAGCGGCCCCTGGGGCATCATGGGCGCCTGCGGCTTGCCAGGCAGTCCCTGCATCGGCGGAACGCCCGGAGGGCCTCCAGGCGGCTTCGGAGGGCCGGCAGCGCCCTGTGCCGTTGCCGGGGGTTGTGGCGATGACGGCGGCGGCGGTGCGAGCGGCCCCTGCGGCAGCAGCCCGACCGGCGGCGCCTTGCTCGCCATCGCCTGCTGGAACTCGCCGATCGCCGGCAGTGGCGTGCCGTGCTGCGCCGCCACGGCATACGCCTGCGTCCAGTATTGCAGCGCTGCCTGGGCGCGCTCGCGATCGTCGTCGCTGAGCAGCTGCGCCCGCTTGGTCTGCGCCTCGCCGCGCTGGTCCTCGATGTCGGCCGCGGTCTTCTGGCCCTGCACCTGGGCCAGCACCATGCTAGGATCCGGCGGTGGCTGCGGCGGCGGGGGCGGCTGCCAGCCTGGAGGCAGCGGCTTGAAGTAGCTGGACACGTCCGCGATCGAGGCCGTCTCCAGCATACGCGACAGCGTGTTGCGATATTCCGGCACGCCGGCCAGCGGATTGCCCAAGCCGCCCTGCTGGATCAGCATCTCCTGCTTGCCGGCGATCTGCGCCAGCATCGCAAGCCGCTCCATCGGCATTCCTTTCCCGCCGACATTCACGGTCGTCTGCCACATCGTGGCGAGCGCGCGTGGGTCGATGGAGATCCACTGGCCGCGCAGCCGGATGACGTTGGGCCGGTCCTGCTGCCGCGCCATCATCTTGAGCAGCCCGCTGTAGAGCGGCGCGAGCCCGGTCTCGGCCAACGTCCGCGCCATCATGTCCAAGCGGTCCTGCGCGGCCGATGTCTGCTGCGACACGGCAACCGGCGTCGTGCTCTGCAACTGGTCGAGCGACAGCCCCTGGCTGGCACGCGTGATGCCAGTCCTGTTTTCTCGTATCGACTCCAGCACCTCGAGGATCGGCAGCGCCTCCTTGCCGGCGAACGGCTTTACCAGTTCCTGCACCGCGCCCTGCTGCGACACGCGAATAATCGCGCCGATCGCGGTCTGCCGCACGTCCTGCAGGTTCGCCTGCCCGAGCACCACCGTCGTCCGGGGGAACATGCTCTGCCCGAGGCTGTCCAGCACGGCGCGGAACACTCTGGTTTCCGCGCGCTGCAGGTCCATCACCATGTCGGCCTGCGACGAGCCGATGATCCTTCCGGGCTCGCGATACGGCGTGAAACACGCGAGCGGCGTCTCGTCCGTGCGTTCCCACTGCACCAGCGAGCTGGCGTTGCCGAGCATATGCACGTGCAGCAGCTCAGCGCGGTGATCGTTGTCCGCGTCGCAGCGGATCCAGCCCTCGCAATACCGCACCAAGGCCATGCTGCGATCGTTCGGCGGCGTGGTCGGCAGGTTGTGCCCCTGCGCCTCGTTGCGCGCGATGATCTCGCGGCGCATGCGCGGGTTCATCGCGTGCTCGGTGTGCGCCAGCACCTTATCTTCCGGCAATCCCATCTCGATCAGGTCGGACGCCACCACGTCGCGCACATGAAAGATGCCCTTCGCGGTATCGATGGTGTCGGCATCGGACACCACCCACACGCACTGGCTCGGCACCGCCTCGACCACCGGCCAGTTCTGCGCCGCATGCCGCGTGATGGTGGCGCTCCAGTATTCCGGCGCGCCGCCCTGCTGCAAATACATCGCAACCTCGGGCACCTTCATCAGCAGCTGCAATTCCGATTGCTGGATCGGTCGCCGCACGATGCGCTGTGCCTCGATGCCTGGTTCGGCGAGCAGCAGCTGCAGCTGCGGCAGCAGCAGGTTCTCGCACACCTCGGTGCGCGTGGTCTCACGCTTGCCCCAGTACCAGCGACACCAGCCTGCCTTGCGTGTGAGTGCATCAACCAGCACGTCGTGCAGGATCTGCCATCCGCTGTTGCAGGTGAACAGCGCCCACCGGCAGTAATCCGTGGCCTGGCGCGCCAGCGTGGTTGCCAGCTTGTCGTCGCCGGTGATGTCGTCGCTCATCGGCTCGAACGACACCGGGTCTTCCACGCCGGTGAACACGCGCAGCAGGCTCGGCAGCGTGGCGCGGATGGTATCCCGCACCGTGGTCATCACCAGCTGGGATCTGCCGGGCTCTTCGTCGCCCAGCGGTCGGCCGGCATAGTACTGGCTTGCCGTGATGCGCTCACGGCCCAGATACACGTCATACCGCTCGGCCATCTTGAAGTAGTATTGCGCGATCGACTCGATTTCGCTGTCGCTCTTGCCCAGCTTTTCGTAGACGAACGATTGCTGCCATTGCGCCGACACCGGCCGGTTGGATGGCCTGAGCCCTGCCGCATACGGCCGCAGCTGTGGCGGCATGTCGTCGTCGGGATCGTGCGGGATCGTGTCGGGCGGCGCCTTGGTGATGTTGGCGAAGATGTGCTCGACCGACAGCGGCTGGCCGACCGGCTGCATCAAGCCTTGGATGCGCGGCACTGGGGGCGGGTTCGGCGACTGCCACGCGCTGGGCTGCAACAGCCCGCCACCCTGCATGCCGGGCATCATGCCTTGGGCGCCGCCGATGCCAGCGGTTTCTGGACCACCCGGACGAACCGGCCCAGGCGCCATCGGGGGCGGTGCCGATTGCTGCGTGCCGCTCATGACCACCACCCGATTCTAGGGCCGCCGAACGCCAGCAGCACCAGCAACACGATCAGCACGATGAACACGATGCTGTACGGCCCATATGCGTAGCCGTAGCGCCAGCCGTAGCCGCCACCGCCCGCCAACAACAGCACCAGCAGGATGATCAGGATCAGCGTCATCTCAGTATCCCATGCCGCCAGCGCCCTGCGCATCGACGCCAGGGCCGCCATCAGTCGATCGGGCAGCAAACGGCGCATACGGACTACCCCACATGCTTTGCGCCAACTGCGGGTTGATCGCGTTCAGCATAAACATCGTGCCCGGATCGATCGGGCCGTTGCCCAGCTGCCCATACCCCGTGCCGGTCAGCGCCTTGGCGTAGTCGTCCAGCGTGCTCTGCGCCTGCGCATTGGGTGACGCGTATTGCTGCGCCGGCTGTTGCTGTGCCGCTGCTGGTGCCGCTGCCTGCTGCGCTGCGGGCTTTGGTGTGTTGACGCCCGTGCCGCCCCAGTATCCCGGATCAGGCTTAATGTTCAGCAGGCCGCCCGATTGCGGTTGCGTGTACTGCGGGATGAGCAGTGAGCCGCCCGACTGCTGCTGCGGCTGCTGCGTGTATTGCTGGATCAGCGACCCGCTCATCGACGGCGCCTCACGAATTTAGGCGATACATTACGCAGTAGCGCGCGCACTGCTGCCTCACGCTCCAAACGCTTGGCTTTGACCATGGCTGTTGACATCGCTCTGTCGCCCTCTTGCATTGGCGCTACCGGCGCTACGCCGTTCTCCTTGTGCGCTATCGTTACTCCCGTCATCCGCTCAGCGATAACTGTGCGTGGATTCGGGCCGACACGGTCCGCGAAGACCTCGCCCGCCATCAGCGCCATACGTTTCTGTTTGCCCAAGGGGACGCGCCACACTGGGTCGGGCTCTGGCTGCGGCAACTCATCGGTTAGCAACGTGCCTCGGCACATCTCGCGGGCTGTATGCATCAACTCGGCGAATTGCGCTTCCACCAGTGCGTGCCTGGCGGCCGCGATGAAGCAGAAGCCCACACCGTTCCTGGCGGCTTGCGACGCGGCGTTTTCCAGGTTGTCAAGCTCGCTACGGTAATGGATGACCTCCTGCCTCAGTCGATGGATCTCCTTGGCAGTCCTCCGTTCCTCACCATCCCGCAAGTCTTCGGCGGCGCGCTCATAGGCAACACCAAGTTCCACCTGCGCCGCAGTCAGCTTGTCGAGTACCAGTCGGTGCTGCTCTCGCAGCGAATGATACAGTTGCTCCCATGGCCGCGCTTCCGGCGGGAG